CCTGCCGATGCTGCCACGTTGGGCGGTGGAGCGAGTGTGATGGGCGGGCAGGCCCTCGGAACCACGGCCGCCGAAGCGGGAACTGCGGCGGCAGCTGGCGGGCTGACTGGCGATGCCACAGCGGCGGGCTATGGTGGCCTCGACTCCGCCTCCACCGCAACCATGGGTGGCGGAGCCAGCGTCAATGGTGGAGCGGCCCTCCCGGCAGCCGGATCGGCTGCAGCCACTGGAGGTGGTGGGGGCTCCAGCCCGCCGGCCTCGGCTCCGGCTGCTGCGCCCTCTCCGGTGCCTCCGCCCGTGAACCCGAACCTCACCAACCCCATCACACAGGCGCTGACCTCCATGGGACTCGACGCGAACACCATCAAGACCCTGGGTCCGTTGCTGGGGAGTCTCGCAGCTTCGGCATCGGGAGGCAGCGCCCCCTCGGCCAACTTTTCCCCCGAGCAGCAGGCGGCGAGCGCGAAGGCCTTCCTCGAGGCAGTGATGCCCTACGTCCGCAACAACGCGACGAACTCCTCGGGCAGCTCCACCTGGACGCGGGACGCCAACGGGAACTACACCCTCAACACCCAGCTCAATCCCGCCCAGCAGGGCATGTATGACACGGCCACCGGGAAGCTGGGCGACTTCCTCTCCAACTACGACCAGAATCAACAGGCCCCGACGCTGATCGACTCGGTGGGCGGGAGCTACTCGCAGGACCTGCAGAACGCCATCTTCGAGCGCATGTGGGGCATGCAGACGAATGACATCGAGGACCAGCGGCGGAAGATGGAGGCTCGGCTGGCCGAGCAGGGCTTCGTCCCGGAGCGCGAGGGCTACAACCGGGAGATGAATCGCTTCGAGGACAACCTCTCGAACGCCCGGGAGAATGTGGCGAAGGATGCCCAGATCCAGGCGGCCTCGCAGGCCCTCAACGAGGCGAACTTCACGAACACCTCCCGCACCCAGGGGTTCAAGAACACTCAGGAGATGCAGGCGCAGATCGCCTCGATCCTGGCTGGCGCACGGAACAACCTCACGGCCGGGCTCAAGGACCTCTCGACCTCGTCCTCTGCTCCGACCGGGACGCCCGCGAATGCGGGCCAGCTCGCCCAGAACCAATGGGCCGCTGACCTTGCGAACTACCAGTCCAAGAATGCCCAAACCAATGACATCATCCGGGCACTCCTCCAGTGGGGGCTTTCCTGATGGCTGAGAAGCAACTCGACTTCACCGGCGGCGCGGAGCCCGATCCGGACTCGCTGGAGATTGCCCGCCGGCAGCAGATGGCCCAGGCCATTGCGGCTGCTGTGATGAAGGCCCAAGGCGCGGACAACTCCTACCGCAAGAGTCCGATCGCTGCGGTCCTCGATGCACTGAGCATCCGGAACGCGAAGGGTGCCTCCGACAAGGCGAGCGCAGACCAGCTCGCCCTCATGCGCTCCAGGCAGGCCGAGGAGCAGTCCCAGCTCGCGGCCTTGGCTTCGGCCGTCGGCGGCTCGGGAGACCCGCGGAGTGCCATTGCGCAGGCCCTCACTTCCCACTACGGCAACGTCCGGAAGATGGCCGAGGGCTACAACAAATCCGGCGGGGAGAACTTCCGGGCGCTGCTCGACAAGATGCCCGGCCGCTTCACACCCGAGAGCGCCATTGGCTCGGCTGGAGGGGGCGGCTACGCCGGGGGCCTCCAGGTCGCACCCCCTCCGGCGTCCCCTTCGCTGATCTCGGCCACCGACCCGACTGGAGTGATGCGGCCCGCCTGGATGAACACGGATCCGGACGGCAAGACCCATGTCCACCCCATCACCGAGCCCGCGAGGATCAACGCCACTGCCACAAACGGTGCCCGCAAGGTGGGCTATGATGTGCTGGAACAACAGGGCAAGTTCTACGCGGCGGGCGGCAAGGGCTTCGAGCAGGGCCAGAACCTGCAGAAGCAGCTCGCAACCACGATGGACATCTTGCGGACCCTGAACGAGAACCCGATGATGGGTGCCGGCGGAGAGGCCTTCCAGACCGCCCGCAAGTGGACCGAGGCGCTTGGTGGGCAGCCCCTCCAGCTCACCGGGACCACCGAGCAGATGAAGGCCCAGCTCGGCCAGAACGTGATCCAGACCCTTGGGGGTCTCGGCAACCAGATCTCCGACGCGGACCGCCGGGCTATGGCGGAGGCCCTGGGCTCCCTTGACACGGACCCGGCAGCCCTGCGCCGCCTGCTCCTCCTGTCCATGAAGTACCAGATGCGAGGGCTGACCAAGCTCGAGAGCGAGGCGCAGGCCCTTTCCCAAAACCCGGCCATGGAAGGCATCGACTTCCCGGGCTACAAGGCCTCCATCGAGTTCCCCTCGACGGCCGACGCCAACGACTTCGAGATGATGCTTGGGAACCGGCTGCCCGTCCTCCGGAAGCCCGATGGCACGATTCCCCAGCTCGGTCCGCAGGGCGGCTCCCGCATCCGTCCGAGGTAAGCCATGCCGATCTACACCGATCCCGCTGGCCGCGAGTACGACGTCCCGGATGATCCGACTCCCGGCGAGTCGGCACAAATCCGGGCGATGAACCTCACCCCGAAGGGTGAAGGTCGTGGGTCCTTCATGCTCCGGGACAACATCAAGTCGGCCATCTCGGGAGCGGCTGAAGGGCCCGTGCGTGGACTGCTGGTCGGCGGGGACCTCACCAAGCTCGCCCTTCACGGCATCAACAAGATCGTGCCGGAGACCATCTCCGAGTCCACGGTGGATCGGTTCGGCTCGCAGCCCTGGATCGACGCGTTCCGCCAATCGACGGAGGGCGAGAAGCTCCGCAACGCCGGGGTGGACCTGACCTATGCCCCGCAAACCTCGGGTGGGCGGTACTCCAAGGCCGGGGCAGGCGCCATCACCAGCGCGGCTACCATGGGCGGCCTTGGCTCGGTGCGCGGGCTGCTTGGCGGAGCCAGTGGCCTCAACGCGGCCGGGGTGTCGCTCAGCCCGGCCATGATCGCCATCAACGGGCTCACGGGCCTAGCGGGAGAGCTCGCCTATGACGCGAGCAGGAAGTTCGACGAGACCAAGCCGGGCAACCCGCTGGTGGCGGCAATTGCCGCGATGCTCACGGGTGCCGGCGGCAACGCCGTCCGGCAAGCCTTCGCACCCAACCTCAACCAAGTGGTCCACAACGCTACCAAGGGGATGTCTGACAAAGAGTGGCAAGCTGCCCAGCAAGAGCTTGGGGACTTCGCCAAGTCGGGTTCGAGCACCTACACGCTCGCGGACTTGCCCTCTCTGCAGCCCCGGATCGGAGGTCTGGCCCGTGGCATGTCGAACCAGACTGGCGGGGACCTTCTTCAGCAAAAGCTCTCCCACCAAGTCCGCGTGAACACGGACATCCCCAAGCTGATGAAGGAGGTTGCCGAAGGGACCACACCCGGGCCTGTGGACCCGCGTGAGGTTGCCCGGTTGCTCTCCGAGAAGGCGGGTGCCCGCATTGCTGGGGCCGAGAAGGCCCGTACGAATGCCCTGCTCGGAAACCTCGAGGCAGCCGGGAACGTGAACCCGGCGGATCTGCTGAAGGCCACGAACCAAACCGTGAGGAATGCGATGCGCCAGCCCGGGAACCAGGGCATCGGCACCCGGCGGGCCCTCGACGAGGCTGAGCGAGCCCTCATCGGGAAGGACCCTTCGACCTTCCCGGGCGGCTTCGCTCCGATGATTGCCCAGGTCAACCCGCCGGTCCTCAACGTCCGGGCGCTCTCGACGAACGTCAAGTCGCTCAACGACATGCCCACCCGCGGGGCAGGGAATGCTCGTACGGCCATTCGGAACTCGGACCGGGCACTCGCCTCCCAGGCGGCCGACGAGGCACTCAAGCGGGCGAGCCCGGGCTATGCCAAGGCCATGCAGCAATACGGCGACACGACCGAACACCTGATCAAGCCCCTTGAGCTCTCCCTCACAGGAGCTGTAAAGGACGCGAAGGATTTCAACGGGGTTCTCGAACGCCTGCGGAAGGTTCCGGTCGACAAGCTCCAAGCCGAGATCAACACGATGGGGCTCTCGGACCCAGAGGTCCTCCAGCTCGCGAAGGCTGTGGGCGGGCGCCTCAAGCCCGTGCCGAGCCTCGTCAACGAGGCCGACTTGGCGGATCGGAGGATCTTCGAGAAGCTCGTCGACTATGTCGACCCGGACCTGGCCAGCCAGCTCGGCAAGAAGCTCTCCACGGCCGACGCGCTGAGTCGACTGTCCTCGGAGCTCTCGGCCGCGACCGACGTGACCCTCAACATGGGCAAGAACCCTGTGGCCACGGCAGTCTCGCCCTTCGGCGAGGTGAACCTCCGCTCGCGGCTTCGGACATCCGCGAAGGAGACCTCGAACCTCTCCGAGCTGATCGGGAACCCGACCCCGGAGAACTTGCGGAGACTCCAAGAACTCTCCCGCATCGACCCGCGGGCCAAGCGAGCCCTCGAGTGGCTTTCCACGGCGGCCGCTTCGTCGGCGGCCCTCCAATCCGACAAGTAGGAGCCTTGACATGATGATCGACCCCTTCACCGCGGTGGGTATCCGCCAGGATGATACCTCCATCGACACGAGTACGGCGCCAGTGACCCTCGACACGCCCCATGGGAAGTCCTCTGCCAGCCAGACCATCCGCGTGACGAACGAGGGCTCTTCGGTGCTCCTCATTGCCTTCTCGTCGGGTACGGCGAATGCCGCAACTGACACGAAGGCCCTGCCGGTGCTGCCGGGCACGGAGCGGATCTTCACGCTGCCCCCCGACACGGCCAGCATCGACATGGTGACCCGCTCGGGGACGACGTCGGGCAGCTGGCAGATCGGCCTGGGAGTCTGACCATGCTGGTGCGTAAGCCCTCCTGCTTCAAGCGGCACAAGCGTACCCACGTTCCGCACCACGAGCGAAGGGACACGCACATCTTCACCTTTGGGCTCGGTGTCGGCCCCTCGTTTGGTGGGGTGCGGTTCAGCCCGGCGGCCCTCTTCGCGAATGGGGAGCCGGGATTCTGGGCTGAGACGTACAATCCGGATTCGCTGGTGCAGCGGAGGAACCTGCTCACATGGACCGAGGACTTCAGCAACGTGGCATGGGGCAAGGTCGCCGTCACGCCCACGCTGAACACCACGATCGCGCCGGACGGAACGCTCACTGCCGACACACTCACGGCTGACGGAACTGCCTCGCCTCACGCGATCACCTACGTCAGCATCACGACGAACCCGGCGCAGAAGACAGCGAGCCTGCACTTCAAGGCAGGCACTGGCAACTTCGTCCAGTTGCTGTTCGACGGCAATACAACTGGATGGGCAAACTTCGACCTGTCGAACGGCACGGTGTCGGTCCAAGGGAACGGCGTGACGGCTGCGATCACAGCCGCCACGAACGGGTTCTACCGCTGCAGCCTCTTCGACTCGCTGGGTACGGCCACCGGCATGCGAGTGGCCATCGTGAGCGGTGCGGCGGCCACGCGGTACGAGTCCAACTCCCTCGCGCTCTCGGTGATCGCTTGGGGCGGCCAGTTCGAGCTAAGTGCCATCACCGCGTACCAGAAGGTCACGGACTGGAACACCGAGTACCTCGCCGCAGCGGGCACCCGTGTCCATATGTGGCAGGACACCGCGCGCACGGTCCCTGTGACTGCGGTGGAGCAGACGGTGGGATGCTGGGACGACCTCTCCCCGAACGGAAAGCACGCCACGCAGGCATCCTCGGGTTCGCGGCCGAAGCTGAGTGCACGGTACAACCTGCTGACGAAGAGCGAGCGGTTTTCGGATGCGGCGTGGACGCGATCCGCAATCTTGTCCGTCACGGAAAACGCCGATGGTGTGGGCGACCTGATCGTGCCCGACACGACGGCGGGCTTTCACTACGTCCAACAATCCGTCGTGGTTACTGGCGCTTCGACCACGTTCATGGTTCGCGCGAAGGCTGGCGGTTATGGGTGGATCGCCGTGCTGATCGGGACGATCACGACGTACTTTGACGTGAGCACGGGTGCCGTTGGGACGACCGGCGTTGGCGCCACAGCCAGCATCGCCGCAGCGTCCGGGGCCAGTGGGTATTTCGACTGCACCGTGGTTCTGGCGAACCCGGCCAACTCCTTCGCCCGGGTGTACGTTTCCGCCGCCGACAACGGGGCTTCGTTCACGCCGAACGGTGTGAGCGGCGTCTACCTCGCTCGCGCCGATGTCAGGCTCACCAACGACGCCGCCCTTTCCCAGCCCACCTACCAGCGCGTCAACACCGCGACCGACTACGACACCGCAGGCTTCATCCACTACCTGCAGTTCGATGGGTTGGATGACTCGCTGCAGACGGGGAACATCGACTTCTCCGGCGTGAACAAGATGACCGTGTGGGCCGGTGTCACTAAGCTGTCGGACGCAGCGGTGACCATCTTGTGCGAGCTGACGGCAATCGCCAGTTCCACAGATGGTGGCTTCTACATTGCCGCTCCCGACACGGCTGCAGCGGCGAACTACGGATTGGGGTTGCGTGGCTCGGTGTCAAACTTCCGCCAGCGCCTGACGCCATTCGCGGCTGCAGCCTCCAGCGTGCTTGCGGTGAAATTCGACACGGCGGCAGTGACGCAAGCAACGCAGGTTATGCCGCGGGTGGATGGCACGACGCCGGCAATCACCAACGTTGACCCCGTCACAGGCGCCGGCAACTATGCCAACGCGGCCCTGAACCTCGGCCGCCGCAACAACGTGAGCCTCCCCTTCAACGGCCGCATAACCAGCGTCACCGTGCGCGGCTCCTCTACTCCCACCGACATCGGCCTTATCCGGCAAACAGAGCAGTACTCTGCCCGCCTCGCGGGTCAATCCTTCGTGTCAACCTGAGGACTCACCATGACCAACCGTGACGTAACCTGCATCTGCGAGAACGCCACTCGCACTGCTGCCCAAGCTATCTGTGGCTCCTTCGGCGACGGCGGCGAGGGCGGCGCCGGTACCTTCAGCGTGCCGCTGTCTACCTCCCCCGGCGTGACGGATCGTGCCCTGGCTACCCATTGGGGCATGTCCGGCGTCATCCTGACGGAGGAGGTCTCCGCCATGGAAATGAGCCTGGACCCGAAGATCTGGGTGTTCGACCACAATCCGGAGGGCGGCCCGCCGCAATCCTTCGACGAGCACCTCACGATGACGACGCCGCGCCTGTATCGGATCATCGAAGGGCTGTAAGCCATGAGCTCGCAGGGCACCCCCGGAGAGCAAGCAGTACGGCGGGCTCTCCGCCGCAGTCAAGAACTCAACGGGGATGTCATGCCTGGAAATAGCCAACGGACGCTGACTGACGCCGACGTCGAAGCTATCCTGAATGCTTTCGAGAAGAAGCTCTACCTCAACATCGGAAAGGGCTTCCTCAACGGGCTCTGGAAAACCGCGGTCACAATGGCCCTCGGGGTATATGCCCTGGGTGCCGTGAAAGGATGGTGGAAGTGATGTTGCTACTCTCGACGATTCTCGGCTTCTTCGGCCCGTTCATCCCGGAGCTACTCAAGTGGCTCAACCGCAAACAGGACAACGCCCACGAGCTTGCCCTCCTGGACAAGCAGGCCCAGATCGCTCGGGAGGCGGCAGCTTACCGTAAGGACGAGATTACCCTTCAGGGTTCTCTCGCCGCGGACGCCGAGGAACTCAAGGCTATCCACCAGCCGGTGCAGAATTTCGGCGTCCAGGTCCTCGATGCGGCGCGCTCCAGTGGGATGCCCTTTTGGGTCGTCTGGCCGGTGTTCTGGGCCTTTGCCCTGGTCGACTGGTTGAACTCCAGCGTCCGCCCGACCATCACCTACTGGGTCGTGGGGTTCTACACTTACTACAAGTGGTGTGTTCTTCAACTCGCTGTCTCCGGTGGGAACGATCTCAAGACCGCTATCGTGGCGAACTGGTCCGAGAATGACTGGGCCGTGATGATGTTGTGCTTGGGGTACTTCTTCGGTCAGCGGGCAGCAAAGGCCGCGTTCGGTGGGAGTGCGTCGACGGGCCGCGTGGGTGCCGGGTGATGGGACTTGCCCTTAGGCTCACGCGTGCCCTGTCGGCACCTCTAGCGGGCTCTCCTGCGAACGATGAAAGGTATTTCCTCCCGCAGCGCCGCGTCAACGCCGAAGGCATCGAGCTCATCGAGACGTTTGAGGGGGTGCGGCTCCAGGCATACCACGATGCCGTAGGGTTCCCCACGCAGGGGGTCGGCCGACTGCTTTCTCGCGAGAAATGGGCCGACCTCTCGCAGTGGCCGGCGATCACAGACGCGGTGGCTGCCGTCTGGCTTCAGGAGGATCTCGACAAGGTGGGCCGTGGCCTTGTGAGGCTCCTCCCCATTCCACTCAACGACAACGAGTACGCGGCGCTCGCCAGCTTCGCGTTCAATCTCGGCCTCGGTGCGCTTGAAGCCTCCACCCTGCGGAGGAAGCTCCTGCGGGGGGAGAGGCTCGCGGCGGCAGACGAGTTCCTCCGGTGGGACCATGCGGGCGGCCGGAAGCTCGCCGGGCTCACTCGCCGGCGTCTGGCCGAGCGCGCCTTGTTTCTCCACTAGGTCTTGCTGGCACCACGAGTGGTGGATTAGCATTCCCCCCGATTCTACTGCTCCGCAATAGGAGCAGCTACGGATTGGGAATTTCCCCAGTTGACTCATCTACCTCTCCTTTTGCCCACTTGTACGCCAGGAAGAACGCTGCGCCGTCCTGGATCATCTTCACACGGCCGGCCTTAAGAAAGCCCTTCACAATCTCCTCGAAATCCTTACACTGCGGGAATGCAGCGTGAACGTAGCGGTAGACCTCCTCGTAAGGGACCCGTTCGCCGCCTCGACGCCGGAGGAACTCTAGGGCCCTTGTAGCTGCCACGGCGACGTCGGTCATCCCGATCTTGGAGAAGACCTTCACCATCTCTGCCTCCAGGTCCGTGACCATGAAAGCCGCCGTCTTGAGGTCCTCCACAGTGATGGTGAGCTCGTCCCGCTGGGATGCCGCAAGGACCATGGCAAGTTTGTGGATGTGGGTCTGCTTGCGGGCGACGTACCCGCCGAAGCGATCGTCGTCGAGGTGTGGCTGCCTCTTGGTATTGTGCTGCTCGTACCAGTCGGAGCCCCATTCGAGGGCCTCCCTGGTGAGACGGTACTCGCCAGCCAGGGAGGCTATCTTCGTCAGATCACTGATCAATGCCTCTTGGTATGCCGTGATTTCCTTTGGCACTGTCATGCCGGGGTACGGGACGAGCTTCTGTTTCTTGTCCGTGTACACGAAGACGCAGCGGGAGGTGAAGCCCCCGCCGATCATGTACTCGGGGAAGTTGCCCGCAATCCAGGCGGGCGTGGTGCACGCAATGAGGTTGATCCATGGGTTCACTACATCGTCTGTGCCGGAGTGCTTGGTCTGCTTGCGAAACCCCTTGCCGTCCCAGAGGTTCACCAGCATGTCGACCATGTCCTTGTCCTGCGGGTTCAGGAGGTTCCCGAACTCCCCCGACGAGATGGTAAGGGAGGACATGACGAGGTACTCCTTGGAGTCGGGCGGGTATTCGAAGGCCTCCTTGCCCTCAGCGAAAGCCTGCACCAAAGCCTGCCATGTGACCACACTAGGGCCGAATTTGACTCCAGGAACCTTCCGCAGGAGATCCATACCCACGTCAGCCGTCGTGGTCTTGGCAACCACTCCGGGAGGCGCAACGAAAATAACATAGAAGTTTGGGTACCACTTGAAGTAATACTGATCAATCCAGACCTTGCGGCGCAAAGCCCCGGCAATACTGGACACGGCGGTCCAGAAATGCATCTTCGGTGGGGCCTCTCCGAAGGTCGCGTAATCCTGGAACGCCTTGATCCAGTCCTCGAAGTTTCTTACTGCCATGTGGTGCTTTAATCGCAGTGGCCCCAGGACACATTCGACACTTTCATGCCGACTGGAATGATGAGCGGCCTGTCATACGGAACGACGATCTTGGCGGCCTCTGGTATTTCCTGCAACATCCGCTCGGTGTGGGGGGTCGGAAACTGCCCGGTGAGGGAGTCATGGACTTGGAGGAGGACCTCCAGCCCGCCAGCCGCGTAGCGCTTGTCGATTTGCTCCCAGGCTCGGTTGATGACACAGCCCGTGGTGGACTGGGGGACCCATGCCAGGGCTTCCGGGAGGTCGGGCCGGTCGAAGATGTAGTAGCGATAGCCGAACTTGTTCTCGACGTAGCGGAGGGAATTGATCTGGGCCTCGACCCGCTTGTGCCACTGGAGAATGCCGGGGTGCTCCCCGAAGTACCGGCGGGCGAAGCGCTCGGACTCCGAGACCGTGATCCCGGCCGCGCGGGCCATAGT